TCACCATCGTCCCCAAGAACAACAAAGCCTAATTGTGGGGCGCCCAAAAGAGCAGCTTCTAGATCGGGGGGCTTAAATTCAAGAGTTGGAAATTGAGTTTTATATTTATTTCTTTCTAAAACATGACTTTCGATTATGTTATATGTATCATTAATAAATCTTGCAGAAGCCGGCACTAATTGCGCAATAATCTCCGCAATTGCATCATCAAGCCATTTATAATAATTAAGAAATTTTTCTACATCAGAAACTTGTGTGACTCTTCTAAAGAAGATTTCTCTTAATTTTTCTAATGACTTATAGCGTTCACGATATCGGTTAACAGGTTCGCCAATTAAATTATTGAAATCAACAACTCCGGCAAAAAATGCCAACATCTCTTCCGATATTGCATTATACATGCTCTTTTCAAGAGTATAAAAATATTTTGGACGTGTCTCTGGAATTGGGAAAAATCTAATACCTGCAGATGAAGCCTGAACCATTTCCGAATACACGGGGCCCTCTGGATCTATAAGTTTTAAAGAATTGAGACGTTCTTTATTTATTACATCAGTAGAGCTAGTTACAAATCCATATCCATAGCCGGTATGTTGATACCCACTAATTCCGCCGATCCAGTCATAATTATTTCTTATATCTGCCGAGCCAGAACTAATGTCGCTTACATAATAAAAATTACCGCCACTATCTGAACCAGTTATATTATCGAAAGTCCAATTTAATGCTAAAGTATTAAGATTTAAAGCATCTGATCCCGATAAATTGCTATCTAAAGCAGAAATGTTCTGATATGATCCCGATATGCCCCTATTGTTTATATCATACAGGTGTTGTTCAACATCATTATTCTCAAGATATTTCGTCCAATATTTTAAGCTAGTAAAAAGAATATCACTTTTATCAAGAATGGCTCCTGTGACATTTGTTCTTCTCGAACCAGCATATAATCTCTTAGCTGATTTTGCGAAATTCGATCCTGTTGTTCTGGAAAGAGATGCTGTCAATAAGAAATTATTCTGAAGTGTATCACCAACAGCGTTAATGCCTCTAAATTCTAAAGTATAGTTAGACACAGTAGAACCAGTAACTAAGGTCGCTAGCGGATAATTATCCGGCTTAATTCTAACAGAAATATTCCATTGTTCATTATCATAGGTATCAAAAAAGACACTGCTTGTTAAAGTGGGAAATGGATATGGAGAGTTCGATGATGTTAATTTAAAATAAACGTTTTTTGATTTTTCGGCATCTCTAATCGCGAGGACTTGAAAGTTTGCATCATCAGTAGTTAGCCAAGTGGTATCATCAGCAGAAGCTGTGTTGGCCTCATGCATACCAAATAAAGAAATTTGTCGATAATCTCTATCATATGATGCATCTTGTAAAGAAAATCTAGGAAAAATTATATTTGCTTCGGCTGTAAACCCATATCTATCTTCTTTATCGCTAGCATAAGTTCCAGAAATAAATCCGGCTGCATTCGAATTAGAAGAATCTGCTTTTTGATATACAACGCCGGCAAGATTACTTCTTTTATTGAAATTAATTGATGTATTCTCGGCCAATATTAATTGTAAATTATCTTTTAATTCGTAAGTTTGACTATCAACATATGTCTTTAATCTCAATACTTTATCGTCTAGGTAGAAACATCTAAATACATTTTTAATTGCCTTTTCTGTGCCTTTTGCCTTAAAAATACCAGCTAAACTATTGTAAAGATTTAAATAAATTAAATTCTTTGTTTCATTCAGATCGGATTCAAACAAAACATCTTGATTTCTATTTAAGAATTTCTCAAACACGCTTGAATCAACAAATAGTTCTGGAGTATAAAGCCCAAGTGATTGAGGCAAATGTTCTGCGAATGGCAATGGAACAGCTGACGCACTAGTATAGGTTGTTCTCTTAAAGGAAGGTACAGCGGAAATTTGTAAATAAAGCTTATCGAAATATGCAGCTACAATGTGCGAAAGCAATCTTAAATCACTAGTGTAATTTTCATCTTCTTCTAGTACCCATGATGGAGCTAAATTAACAAAAGCAGCATTATTGTTTGCATCATGATACTCGCCTTTGGTCAATAAATCTGTCTTTAAAGAAGTTACGTCCGGATGAGATAGATATATAATTGGATCTTTATATTCTGTTGATGCAGCACTGGCGTCAACAATAGCAGATGAAGTTGTTCTAGAATTGGAACCATAACCTGTCCAGACACCGTTGCTTATGCGACCAGAATAATCCAGCACAGTACTGTCAGTACTTGCGACTGTGGTTATCCCTTCATTAAATTTAAAATAAATACCGAGTGTCGCATTATTTATGTCAGTATTTGCACCGCCCCTTATGTTATCGTTGTAATAACGAGCAATTTGATTCGAATCTCTTGCGATTTTCCAAAATCTAAATTCGTCCAAAGAAGCACTTAATTTACCTGCAGTGGCGGCGCCAACCGGACCAGCAGGCGAAGCTGCGGGAGTTAAAAGGGCCCCTATGCGTCCCATCATATTTTTACTCTTCAGCGCATTAAGGGGCGCCGTCCAGGCTGGACCAGTAGCACTACCGGTAATTACATTTGTATCTTCTATGGCCCCGGTAACATATAATTTTGTAACAAAAGAACTACCTGAATTCTGCAGACTAATCGCATAATGCTGGAATGATTTTAAAGAGCTAATTGTTAGATTAGTACCAATCGATTGTTGATATATGCCGGATGTACCAGATAATGCCGTAATCAAGAAAGGAGAACCGGACGCGTCTCCGTCCAATTCCACTCTGATTCTTCCATAGTCGCTGCTTCCAGAAGTTTCATTGTTCCACATATCAAAGATAACTTCTTTTTCAGTTTTGGCATTTGTAAAAGCATCCTTCTTGAGCCAAAATTCAATGGTCACGCCGTTGTCAAAATCGGCTTTAAGATTTGATTCACGAGAACCAGAAGCATAATCCGATGGTAATCCTTCGGAAGTATAAATATCTGTGTTGTATATGTTTGAAAATTGGTATTTATTATTTGTTGGATTATCAAATATTTGAGTTAATTTAGTATAAGATGCGGTATTTGGTCCACCAAAAAAAGTAATATATTCTGGAGTTGCTGGTGTTCCATAGCCATCTGACAAGGAACCATCTAAAGAGCCCCACCCATCATTACTTAATCTAACATATCCATTTGTTCGGGGATATAAATTGTCAAAAATATATTTTTCAATATCGAGAAGTTTATTATAAAATTCATTAATTTCGGCATCAGAGCCATCATACGGGTAATAATCATATATGTGCTCAACAGCAGATTTATAATACAAGTAGGCAGAACCATATTTTGCAAAATTGGCCGGCTCTGCGTAATCTATTTGCGGAACAAATGTATTTTGTTTCGCTTCAATAGCGCGGACATTTCTCGCAGACTCAACATCTTCGAATACATTTTTTTCAGTAGTATCTGACAGATAATTTCTAGATTTATTTGTCGAACCAAAAAGTTTTTTAATACTCATATTCTTCTACTCTGAACTTAAATATTTCGGGCTGTTCGACCCAGGAAGTCAGCGCAGCATCATAAAAGGCCAATTTGAAAGCATATGCATAGCCCGGATCAAGCAATTTCATATCAAAATCAAAATAATTGCCCGATATATCATACGATAACTGTGTATGCAAATCGGATCCGGTGCCATATGATACTACTTCAAGCCCATCTACCAACCTAAATACGCGATATGACGCGCTCATAATTGTTGTACTTTCTGGGCTTGTATTCGCCACAGTATAAACAGTGGGGCTCCAATTCTTATTTCTAATATATAAATTAAATCTGGCGGTTTCGTCATTGCGATATTTGTTTCTTAGATTTGTAATATTCATATAATATGTTGGTTTGGCAACTGTTTGCGAAGCGCTCATGTTAAGCGGATTAAATGAGGCTGTCGCGAACTCTACACTAGCCCAGGGATTGTTTTTGCCACTTCCATCATGCCAGACATCAAAAATCTTTGTAAGGGGGGCGGCTACACCTGTTATGGCGAAGGATGCACTATAAATTCCAGTAGAAACGTAAGAGCCGGTCACAACATAGGGGTTTTCACTAGTCACCCAAGCGCGTGGAAGAGTCGTTGGAAGTGTTATGGCGGCGCGTGTAGTAGCGCTAGAGGAGGCGGCCTGTCCACTAGATTTCGAATTATCATCAGAGCCCGAATAAAAACTTACGAAAATAGCTTTTGTGCCAATAGATGGAATATTCGCTAATTGACCACGAACATAATTGTAAAGAAATATAGTATTTAAATTATCATTAACGCCCGCCAATGAACTGCTATAAAAAATATCACCTCTATCGTCTTTTACTGTCGAATTCCAGCGCGCCTCAATGACGGGGCGTTTGAAAAAATATTGAGAACCTCTCCCAAAAAATCGTTTTGTATAATAAGAAGTTGTAGAGCCTGTTGGGTTTTCTATATAGCCTGTATATGTGCCGTTGTCGGCAGAGGAATATATTGCTTCATACGCTCCGGATAAATGTACACCAACGCCAAAATTATTCAGTGTTCCGGCCGACCACAATTCCACTAGTTGTGTTATATCAACCTCAAAATCTTCCAAGCCCATTCCGCCCGTTACATTATACCAACGCCAGGGATATGCTGCATTCGCAGTTGTTACATAATCGCCACCAACTTTTGTCCAAGCTGTTGAATCATCGGCGTATAGCCAATTTGCACCTACATTGCCTTTGGTTACATCTTTATACTCTTCTAAATCGAGCCCATAGCCTTCTTGCCAATCTCTTGATAAAGGTTCGATTACATAAGAAAAAGCGCCCGATGGTACTGTTTTAGAATGTTGCGCATTAAACATTCTAAGATAGAAGCTAACACTCCCACTAGCCGGAATTACCCCATTATTTCTATCAGTGGTAATAGATGGAATTGGAAATTTAATTAAAACTCTAGAAAGTTCCGCTGAACTTGTGGATTGGCGGCCATAAATCGAAAACGTTTCGAGAACATCTGCAGCGCCGGCATTCGCGCCGGTACCTCTGGTTTTTAAATTTGGCTGAAATGCATTAACAATTGTTGTGTCGGCCGAAGCTGAATAATGTTTAATGGCCATTATCTAATTTTTCCTTTAATATCTACAGTAGGATATTTAACTTCCGCAACAGCATTTTTAGGAATAACAATATATGTTCCATCCGGCGACATATTTTCATTAATATCAAATCGTACTCCAGAATAACTGGTGGCGGCGCCGGTGCCACTTTTATTTACTATCTTTACTTTAATAACGTCTAATACACCTTTGACTTTATTTAATTCTGTAATTATGTCGGTAACATAGACCGGCTCTCCGATATAAAAATGATTACTATATCGTCCTTTCAGTTGTGCTATGCATGCCTGTAATACATCAAATTTGTTAACTCCGGCAGAGGGTGTAATTATAAATTCAATTCCTAAATTAATAATAAACGCATCTAAAATATCAATCGTATCATTTATCATTCTATATTGATTAAGCCATGTCTTTAAATTATTTTTTATAGTTGAATTTGCAGTTGCAAGTTTCTTAAATTTATCTTCAGAAACAACATACATGTTCAAATTTCGTTTTCTTGAGCTTGGATCTCTTTGTACGGAACATCTCTTAATAGAGCCAAATTTTGCTGCCATACGATATGCCAAATTTTCATAGTCAGCTTGAGTTACTGCCCTGTTCTGTGTCGGGAACGTGTCAAAAATCCTTCTCTTAATTTCACTCGTTGTAGCGCTTGTTACATCACCAACTATAGGCTCTTCATTGGTCACCTCTACTGATGATATAATTGTGTTAACGGTGCCGGCAGTAAGCGATTGCCTATCATTAAATTCCAAAATAGCATTTGAGACTTGTGTTAGTGAGTTTACTGCTAAATTGGAATTAGCGGGATTAGTCACTCGATATACTACGGTCAAGGTTGTATTTGAAGGAACAATCCCAAGACTGTCATTTTTACTTAATTTTGTTGGATCAAATGTAGTATCAGTTACATAGGTTTTTCCAAAAATATCCATAGCTACGGCGCCCGGATCGGCTACAACATCTGATTCGCCCGATTTGCCACTTCCAAATTGAATAATTGTGTTATTACGACCTCTTTCTACAACAAATTTTCTTGATACTAAATATGGTTTTAAAATTGAAGGTACATTATCATTTTTAAAATTCTTATTCGATATTTCTTTAAAAACCATATCTTGAGAAAGATAATCTACTTCAAAATATTCATTTCCATCTGAATCAGTAACGGAGATAATTTCTGAGATGTTGGGATTTTTTAGTCCTACTCTTTTAAATCTTTCATAGGCTCCCACTGTCATTTGATCGCGACTAAAATATCCAGACACCACATTTCCATATGCTTTAATCGCATAATAAGTTGGGGCGCCCGTCGCCGTATTTGTTCTTGCGGCAACAATCGGATTTTGTGGTGCATTAAAATCAATATTTTCAGTAAGAACATAATTTAATCCAGTATCTGACGTAAATCGAGATCCACGTTTCATAATTGGAATATAATCCTTATCGGGTCCTAAGCCGGTTGATGAAGCCGGGACCAAAACATACAAAGCAACTTTACCAAAAGTGGAAGGGCGCCCCGTGTATTTATACCCTAAAATTCTTCCTTGTCTTAATACATTATCATATTGATAAGCAGTATCTAAAAATGTTTCATTAATATTATAATCTAAATAAAAAGAAAGTTGATCGCCCACATAGGCTACTGCATCTACCATCATTGCCCCAAAAGAGCCTTCGCTGAAATCTTGAAACGTATCTGGATAGAATCTTTCTGCTATTTGTATAAGATCATCACGAATTGAATTAAATTCTCTATGAGTATAATCAATGGGTACTATCTTTTTCTGTTCATCGGACATAAAAAACCCTCAATTTTTAAATAGTAAATTCTAATAAATCTGTTGCACCAATTCTAGGAATAGAATATCTGATAGATACTCCTAACAAATTCATGTCTTGGCTATCTGAGCCAAATGCCACTTCTTGAATCTTAACGAACGGCATATAAATTTCAACTTGCTCTCTTATTCTTGAATCTATTTCTGCATAAGTGTTTTCATTAAAATTATTAAATAAATATCTTTTCATACCAACACCATATTCAGGAACCATAACTCTTTCACCCGGTACCGTAAGAATTAACATTTTAAAATTTTGTTTAATCATATTTTTGAGTGTTTTAACTAGAGTATAGCCATCTCCTGAATCTTTGGTTAACGGTAATTTTGGTGCTAAACCAGCCATATTATATTACCTCATTACTATAAATATTATCATCAATCATTTTCGCATACATTTCCATTAGCATCAAACGGATTAGTTCTTAATCGGCCGCGCATCCAGTATGGTATTTGTCGAACTCCGGGCGCCGGTTTTAAAATTGCCTTGAGTTCTTTCTTTATCATCTCACCAGGGCTTACAAATTCTCCAAAATTCGTATCAAGACTAAAACCCTTTGAATGATAATAAGATTTAAATATTCTCTTAACTCTGGCTCTGGTCTTTCTAAGTATCTCTTGACTCCAAAAATCCCACTCTATTATACCGAATCCCGCTAATGGATTAAAAAGAGTATCAGGAAGGCGATCTCGAACGTGGGCCCATGCACCATCGGGGGCGTCAGGAAGTTTTTGTAGAACGGCACTTTTAACAACTTGAATGGGTACCTCTTCTTCGTCATATTCGGGATCTCCCGTACCAAGAGACCCCAAGGTCTGTGTTGCGACAGTCTGTGTCACGGGATTTCCGTTTTCGTCAAGGAGGTCTTCCTTTTCGAGTACAATTTGCAATCCAGGTTTTGAATTGGTATCAAATAGTGTACCATCGCTAAATAGAGAGACAATGGAGCGAACGAAAGTTCCAGCAGCAGTGGCAGGATTAGGGCTTAACGGACTCCAAAAAGTCTTAAATTTATCAACAGTTAATTCGCCTATTGAGGGCAATATTCCCATATCATTATAAATCGCTGTTAAACCAACTAATTTTTTTAGCGGAAAAACATATTCACTAATAAGTTTAAATTTCTTGTCTTCCTTCAAATGATTAATAAGGCAAAGTAGCAATTTGCTATTACTAACAAAATTAGAAAATTCATTAAGTGGCAAATCTAAAGCATCGAGTTCGACCGAAGTTACTTCATATTTGGCGCCCTCGATTACTACAGAAAATAATA